ATTGCGTTTATGATCATCTGATCTGAACGACGGCCAATAGCTTGGGCGCAAAGGCTTGAATATTCTTGGGTAGCGTTAACAGCAAGTTTGTATTTGAATGTGCGATCTACATACTCAGGTGCAAACCAATCTTGCATTGTTAATGTAACGTTGCGTGAGTTGATGTCCAATGGGGTCACATCATCTTGAACACCCTTTTGGTTGGCTACGCCTTTACCGAAAACAGGGAAGTTGATGATTTCGCCTCGGGTACCTTGTTTGACACGAACAGAAGGTTCGAGCAAGAAACCTTGGGATTGGAACTCTGCGTGAGCATCGCTGATAAATTGTTGGATCTCAATTTGGTCTAATGACATTGACATGGTAGCTTCCTTAAAAACAAAACAAAATAATATCTGTCTTACTCATAAGGGTATCCAAGTCGATTCGCTGGGCGCTTTCGCGGTATCCGGCTTAGGCTCAGGCCTTGTGTAATTGAGAGTAGTATAGAACGGAAGAAGAAAAAAAGAAAGGGGCCGTTAGACCCCTTAAAAGTAGTAGGGTAAAATTAACTTCTAGACTCTCTAATTTTAGCATCTCTATAACGTCTCGCAACTTCGCTTCTATAGCCAGCATCTTTATTATATTTGGCGAAATTTTCAATCTTTTCGCGTTCAACCTGGGCAGAAGTCTCGTATAGATGACCATAGTTTGTATTTTGAGACGGTACATTATTAGTCTGAGCTGTTGGCATATGGGCTAGAAGGTTATTGAAGGTCTTAAAATCTTCAGGAGTTTGTAACCATTGCTGCATGGTTTTGGCCTGATCTGGCGTTGCAAACTTCTTCATCCAGCCTTCAACACGTTGAGCAGCTTGCACCATATCAGGAGTCATGGCCTTTTGAAGGTTTTCTTCCATGCCTCTAGCCATAGATTTCAATGAATCATCATATGATGCTGCCAATTTTTTGACGGCTTCATTGGATAATCCCATCTCTTTAAAGGCTGGCATCATTCCTTGTAGAATCGGGTCTTGAGCTTCAATCCCATATTCATTCAGGCCTGAAACGTCATAATCAGATTCTTTAGGAGCACCCCAAAACTTGCCCATTTTCTTCTGGAGTTCATCATATGCCATGGCTTGTTGTTTCATGACATCTTCAATGCTATCGCCTTTAAATTTGTCACGTAATAGCCATGGCATATCATCTTGAGGAGCTGCTTGGGATTGAGCAGCTTCACTCTCCCCTATGGATTTCGTGACATTCGGGTTGTCATCGTAAGTGCCATGGGGCAATTCGGCTGTAACCGTTGAGATTGTTTCATCAGACATCTAGTATCCTATTTACTCTTTGTGTAGCCTTTCATGCCACCTTTCATACTTTCTTTACCGCCTTTCATTTTAGAGGGCTTTTCACTGACTTTTTTGAGGCGATCTGTTCCGACTTTAGCTTTTCCATCGGCTTTACCATCCATATGAGATTCTCTGTAACGTTCAGCTTCTGATTTACCTTTAGGCATTTTAGACATCTTCTCTTTCATGTTCAGGATCCTTCTGTAGTTGTGTAACTTTGGCTTCTCCGTTCATAGCTTGATAAGCTGCTGCTCGGATCCCCCTGATAAAATTGTTTCGCCCCTCATTACTATATCCCCATGCCACATCTTTTGACGGATCTACAACTGGTGCATAAAAGTAACGTGACTCCCATAATTGTAGAAGTTTTATGCCATCAGGAGTATTAAAAAATATCCGATTGCATAAAGCACTGACTTCATTTTCCCATAGTTGGTATGGGTTAGACTGTTGAATTTGTTCTGACATCAGATTAAAGCTCCATTTTCCATCATTTCTTCATTAGCAGCGCCTTCATTCATTTGTTCAGCTGCTGCATTGAGTAATTCTTCCAATTGTGCAGGTGTCTTGAAAAGCTTAGCCTCAAGACCATAAGATTCTCTTAGATATTCAGGTATATCGATAGCATTTAAGCTTGCTTGAGCAGCTTCTGGGCCTATAAGCATAGATGCAGCATTCATATATCCTAACAATTTATCACGCTTTATCTCACCTCTAGCTGTCATCAATGGTGTTTCAAATTTTAGGCCAATGATATTCCCATCGATGTCTACTATCTTATTTAAGATTTCAGCATTAACACCTTCGAACATTTGGGGAACTAATTTGCGCAATAAAAACATACAACGCTTGATGACTCTGACAAAAAACTCAGACTGAAGCCTTGGAACCATAGCTGCAAAAGTCTCTAAATTTTCACGATATCTTATAGTAGATTCAGTGGCTGTTTGTTGAGGCCCATTGATTGGCCCCAAAGGCTCTGTGAACAACATTTCATTGATTTGCTGTCTAAGCTCATTGGCAACCATTGTTGTAAAGCTTGGGTTACCAGCTTCAGGGAATCGAGTGATAGGCCATTCACCCATAATCATTTGCACCGGTATAATGCAACCAGGTCTTGCAACGAAAGTATCGGGATTAAAGGCTGAATCTGATGCTGCCATATACATAGGATTTGCTTGAAACGCAGCTGCGACCATCTCATCCTGGATGGCCTTATTGATAGTTGCTGCGGTTGGCGCTGCCTCAAGAGATGGCCCACGACCCCGGTTTTCACCTGGTAGAACCATCATTCTAAAGTAAATCCAAGGCCAAGAAGCATCTCTTGCTACATATAAAACTTCTTCATTTTCAGTGATAACAGCATAAACATATCGATCATGTTCATCTGCTGTCCAATCAATGTAAGAACATTCATAAATATTAACTTTATCTGTTCCAATGGAACCGAATGGCTTCTTAGCATCACGCCAAATATGAGGAATTTGGTCAACAAGGACAAGTTTCCAATCGCGAAATAGGCCACAAATACCGCCCATGGCGTCGCCTTCGATCATGACTAGGGCATCTGATACTGAAGATATCTTAAACGGATCTTGAGCATCACCTTCATTGATCGTCATAAATCCAGTAGAGATTAAACAATCTGATAACGCCTCTGATGCCGCTAAATAAAAGTTAGATTTATCAAGATAGTAAAATAGCTTTTCTGTTAAGAAATCGGCTACTTTTTGTACTTCTACGTATTCATTGGTTCCAGAGATATATTCATCGCCAGGAACAAATTTTACCCATTGTTGACCTTTGGGGATCATGCCTGTAAGCAATTTACACAGCAATCTTCTATGAGCGATGACCAGGGTCAAATCGGCTACGGGTGCACCGAGATTACGGGCTGGCGGAACAATGGGAAGATAGAGGTTATACCAGGCATTTGAGTTAGGAGTTGCCCACCTATGAGCTTGCGTTAGGAGTTGTTTCCAAAGAAGCATATCGGCCATTGCTTGTGCGCGACGTGCGACTACGTTTTGAACTTCTTCGGTGCTCATCTCGTTAGGGGATTTTTTAGATATGGACTTAGCCGTATCGATGAAGTTTTTAGATTGCCTAATGCGGTCTTTGGCCATTTTAACCTAACTTGCTTGATTTGGGATTGCTTTCGTAAGAACCACCACCTCTGGCTCTAAGTCCACGAGCTAAGATTAAATTAGCTTTGTTACGTTCTTTTTCTTCTTTAGCTTTTTGCTTCGCGGTTTCTTCTTTAAGAGCTGCTGCTTCACGTTCAGCTGCTTTTGCAGCCTTCTTGGCTTCTCTCTCGGCGGTCTTCGATCCCATTTTTTATCGTCCTAACAATGGTTATATGCTGTGGAGTATGAGTTAACAGCTTAGAGTATAACGCCCACGGCGTAAGAGTCAACGGCCAGTATATACCTAGTAAGTATTGGATGCTAGATACACAGGATATAGGGCCTAATCTATAGACAGCCAGATCGGGATTCGGTCTAACAATGAGATGGATGATGGATTGTGATGGATTTTGCAAGGTATAGAACTTGATTAGGTCTAATCCTGACGCCTCACCCAAGATGCTAAAATTAAGAGAGTGCAAACTTGGATCGATAAGAACCCAATCGCCCTTAATATGTGCGATGGCGTGAACATGACCATACCCGTGCTTAAACCAGCGAGAAAGATAATAAGAGCTTGATTCGCTAAACACCAAGTAATAAGTTTTTTCATCATACATTCACTGTAATTCGTATAACTTTCTTATATGGCTTTGCATTCTTAGATTTGGCGATGATAAGCCCATCTTTCTTGATTAAGATTTCAGAGCCTATATCATCAACAAAAGAATTATGTAGAGCTTCAACCTTCTTTTTTAATGAGCCAGTCACGTGATACCACCCAATCTTGAGAAGCTGAGTTGAGTTCAATTGGCATCAAACAATGACGACACATCATATGTGTTGCTTTTTTATAGCCGCCAGTTGTCTCCCACTTTGAAACGATAAATGTATGTGAGCCATGAGCGCACTCATCTTTTACAGTTACCTGTTTTTTTGCCTTTACAGGGCCATCATTGGGCAGATTTACCATAACTTTCTCCGTTCAATTCTTTAATAAGTTCAGATTCAGCAATAGTATAATCAATAACTATCGATTGCCCAAGCTTCTTCTCTTGTTGATTAGCTAACCTATATACATACATTAGATTTGGATCATGAGGAACTTTTGAAAAAACTTTAACATTCAGACTTTGCATGATTCACCTTTGCTATTGGTTTCCTCCGATCTGAGTCGGGGCTTCTTGTGGTTGTATGGTTTCCACTGATTCTACCCCAAAACATTTTAAATTAGAATGGCACATCTGTATCAAATTCTTCTTTGCTATATAGCTCGGCCACAATAGGAGCACTCCCATTAACTGGTTTAGTCATATACTTTTTGACATCATTCTTATCAGGATAAGAACCTCCTTGTGGATTTTCTTTGCCCTTTTGGATGCTTACTTCAATGTAGGCCATTTTTCCAATGCAATCAGATGATGTAAGGCTTCCTTCATGATAACGATTCTCCATACCAGTTGACACACAAAAAGCGTAAAGCTTTTGAGGCATAGCTTCTAAGAGATAATCGAACATGGTACGGGTATTGCCTTCCTTATCGTAGACTTCAAGATTGAGTTCGATCATGTCATTGCCATTTTTTGAGGTTCTATCTTTGGCGTTTGCTACTGTGAATTGATAGATTCCAGGTTTTAACAAGTTCATTGTTTCTAATTCTTCTTTGCTCTTTGGCTTAAAATTCATGATTATGCTCCAGTGGTTTGTTTAGTACGAAGGAAATCTATACATTTTTGGATAGCTTCTGATGGCATATCAGCAA